ACCGACGCGTTCACCGTCCCGGCTGCCGCGGCCAAGCGCGTCAACCTCGCCATCACCTACGTCTGAGAAGGGGCCGACCATGGCACTCTGGACCGACATCATCGATCCCGCCACGCTCACCGGGTACGCCCGGGCGTCCCTCGCGGACTACGAGGCGAGCAAGGGCACGCTGGCACGCTGGCTGCCGAACCGAGAGGTCGCCGACATCTCGGTCCGGTTCATCGCCGGCTCGACGGGCCTGGTCGACGTCGCGGACTTCCGCGCGTTCGACGCCGAGCCCACCATCGGGAAGGGCCCGTCCGGCAAGCGGGTCACGCTCGAGCTGCCCGCCCTCGGGCAGAACATCCCGATCTCGGAGTACAACCAGCTCCGGGCGCGGAACTCGAACCTGTCCGACGAGACGGCGCTGGGCACGATCCAGCGGACGACGGAGGTCGTGGTTCGTGCGGTCGCGGACGCGATCGAGCGGCTGCGGGGCGTCGTCCTGCAGACCGGCAAGGCGACGATCTCCGGGTTCATGGACGACGACTTCGGTCGCGCCGGCGGGCACACGGTCACGGCCGGCACGGCCTGGTCGACGGTGTCCGCGGACGCGCTCGGGGACCTGCAGTCGTGGTCGGACACCTACAAGGACGCGAACGGTGAGGCGCCCGGCGCGATCCTCATGTCGACGCGGGTCCTGCGGGCGATGGCCAACCTGACCCAGTTCAAGACGCAGCTGCTGAACAGCGCCTCGCGGCCTGCCACGCAGCAGAACGTCATGGACACGGTCGAGGCGGCCGGGCTCCCGCCGATCGTGCTGTACGACCGGCGGGTGCAGGTCGCTGGGACGCCGACGAAGGTCCTGGCCGACGACCGGGTGCTGCTGCTCCCGGCGCCGGTCGACCCGGAGGACTGGCCGGGCACGTCGCTCGGCGCGACGTACTGGGGTCAGACCCTGACGTCGACCGAGCCCTCTTGGGGGATCGGTGACTCCGAGCAGCCCGGCATCGTCGTCGGTGCGTTCCGTGGGGACACGCCGCCGATGATCGCGGAGGTCGTGTCCGACGCGATCGCGCTGCCGGTCCTGGCGAACGCGAACCTCTCGTTTGCTGCAGACGTCCTGTAGCAGCAAGAGCGCCGGCTTTGGAGCCCACTCCAGCCAGCAAGGCGTGTGTTCGGTGCGGGGTGGACAAGCCGTTGAGCGAGTTCACCCCGCACCGAACGGGGAAGTACGGCCGACACTCGTACTGCCGACCGTGCAACGCGGACTACGTCCGGGAGCGCAGTGCCTCTCCGGACGTCCGGTCGAAGAACGCCGCCCGGCAGCGAGCGAGGCGGGCTGACCCGGCGAAGGCGGAGCAGGACCGGAAGACGTCGGCGCGTTGGAAGCAAGAGAATCCCGAACGTGCGGCGGTGCATAACCGGACGCCCGCGAAGGTGGCGAACAACAAGCGGTGGGCTAAGGACAACCCGGAGAAGCGCCGGGCCCAGGTCAAGCGTTACCAGGCGCGACACCCGGAGGTTGTCGCCATCTCCCAGCAGAGACGCCGAGCACGGCTCGCTGGGGCAGAGTCGCGACTGACGCAGGGTCAGTGGCGAGAGATCCTCGGTGCCTTCGGTCATTCGTGCGCGTACTGCCGCGCCGATGACGTACCGCTCCAGCAGGAGCACATGACGCCGCTGTCCCGCGGCGGTCACCACGTCGCCGCGAACGTCGTCCCGGCCTGCGGTCCCTGCAACTACCGCAAGCACACGAAGACGGTGCTCGAGTTTCTGGCGTCCGCGCCCGACCTGACCGATCCACACCCGCTCATCCTCAAGATCTGGAGTGCGACATGAGCAAGAAGCTCGCAGCGTTCGTGCACGTCGACGGGAAGGTCTACGGGCCCGGCGACGACGTGCCGGCGAAGGTGGCCGAGGCCATCACCAACCCCAAGGCGTGGGGAGACGTCGACGCCGAGGGCGACGGGGGGACCGGCGAGGACGACGGCTACGGCTCGTGGAAGGCCGCCGACCTCAAGGCCGAGATCAAGGCCCGGAACGAGGGCCGGGACGACTCCACGCGGATCGTTCCCGAGGGCGGCAAGAACGCCGACCTCGTGGCGGCGCTCGAGGCCGACGACGCTGCGGCGGCCGAGGGCGACGGGGGGACCGGCGAGGACGAGTAGTCCCGGCCGGACAACTGAATACGGGGAGGAGGGCCAGGCATGTCAGAGACACCGTTCGCGACGTTCGCTGACCTGACGAAGCGCTGGCCCTCCTGCCCCGCCGGCAGCGACTCCCGGGCGGACACGCTGCTGGAGGACGCGTCGGACATGGTCCGGGACCGGTGGCCAGACGTCGATGCGCGGATCGCGGCCGGGACGTTGCGGGCGAGGTCGGTGGGTCGGGTCGTGTGCCAGATGGTGAAGCGGGCCATGACCAGCGACGACGAGGCCGGGGTCGAGGAGATCCAGGTGTCGTCCGGGACGTTGGGGGAGACGCGGAAGTTCGCCAACCCCGACGGGGCCCTGTACTTCACCGGGGCGGAGGAGCGGTTCCTGTCGGGGAAGCCAGCGGCGACTGGTCGAGCGGCGGCGGTCGACCTGTCCGACGGCCGTCGTCCTGACTGGCTGTAGCGGTGATCCGGCGCCGGCTCGTCACCCACCGGGTCGTCATCGCCCGGCCCGACACGGGAACGAACGCGGCCGGTGACACCGGCATCCCGACCGGCACGTACACGCCCCGACACAAGGGCACCCTGCCGTGCATCGCTGAACCCCTCACCGGGGACGTCGCACCGGAGCAGGCGCGGACGCCGCACAGGAACACGTGGCGGGTCACCGTCGACGAATGCGTCGACGTGGAGCAGCTCGACCAGGTCACGTTGACCCGGCGCGGGGCCGTGGACGTCGTCGCGGTCGTGACCGAGGTCCTGCGGTACCCGGTGCCGCGGCGTGTCGCGCACATCGAACTCACCTGCCGGGAATCCACCGGCTGACCAACCCCCAGGAGACGACATGGCCACCAGGAAGCCGCCCGCGGTCGGCGCAGACGAGGCGTCGACCGACGCGGCCACGATCACCGTCCAGCCGGGTGACAGCTGGGCCGTCATCGCCGACCGGATCGGCGTTGACGTGCAGGCCCTCGTGAACGCCAACGGCAGCGTGGCCGCTCAGCCGTTGATCGTCGGAGACCTGCTCGTCCGGCCGTGAAGAAGGTCCGGATCGGCCGCAACTACGTCGCGAACCTCGACTCACTCGCGTCGATTTTGCTGGGAGACAAGATGGAACGTGTCGTCCGCGCAGCGGGCGAGCAAGTCGCTGAACGTGCGCGCGCCATGGCGCCGGTCGATACAGGGGCGTTCCGTGACGCGATCGGCGTCATTGTCGACCGGCACCCTGACCGCGTGGTTGCCCACATCGGGTCGAAGACGCGGAAGGCGATCCTGGTCGAGGAACGGACCAGCGTCATGCGGCGGGCGTTGGGCTGATGAACGTCTCGCCGGATCCCTACGAGCTCGGCGACGCGGAATCGCTGACGGCGATCTACCTGCGGTCGGTCATGGATGCCACCGACGTCCGGGCAGACCTAGCGCACTGGGACGGCTCGAGCGCCGTGATCCACGTGCACAGGGTGGGCGGACCGTCGGACCGGTTCCGTGACCGTGCCCGGATCGCCGTGGACGCGAAGGCGTCAACCCGCGACGCGGCGTTCGCCCTGATCACCTCCGCTCGCGCGTGGCTGCGAGCGTGGCCGGCACGGCCAGGCACCGCGTGTCGCGGATCCAGTGAAGAGCTCGGCCCCACCTATCTGCCCGTCACGGGCGAACTAGCCACCGTCGCCATGACGTGGGTCATCACCATCTGAAACCCCAGGAGGGGCAATGGCACTGAACGAAGCCAACGTCATCGCCGCAGTGACCGGTGCCGTCTGGACGGCGCCGATGGGATCGACGGCCCCGACGGACTACTCGACCGCGCTGGATGCCGCGTTCAAGGACGTCGGGTTCCTCGACGAGTCCGGGTTCGCCTTCGACCCGAACGAGACGGTGACCAAGCTCAAGGGCTGGCAGAAGGGCCAGACCGTCAAGGAGATCCGCACCGGCGAGGACATCACGATCGACTTCACGATGATCGAACTCCGCTCCGAGGTCGCGCAGAAGCTCTACTGGGGCGAGGGTGCGACGGTCGCGGCCGGCGGCCTGACCGTGACGGTCACGGACCTCTCCGGGTCGACGCCCTCGGCGATCGTGGTCGAGGCGGTCGACGGGGCGCAGGGCGTCCGGTACCACTTCCCCAAGGCGACGCTCGCGCAGCGCGGCAAGGTCAGCCTCGTCTCCACCAACTACCAGGCCATGCCCGTCACCCTGACGGCGCAGAAGAGCGGGTACTTCGTCAAGTACTGGCACTCGGCCTGATCTCACGACGCCACCCCCGCCCGGTCACCGCCTGGGCGGGCGGGGGTGGTTACCCAGGCGGATCCCGGGCGGGAGACAGGAGCACGACCATGCCGTACGACGTCGAGGCGGTGCGCGCGGAGCGCGTGGCCAAGCGGACGCAGGAGCCGTTCCGGTTCAAGCTGGACGGCCGGGAGTGGACGATGATCCACGCCGGTGACGTGCCGCTGACCGCGAACACGTGGACCGAGGCGCAGTGGACGGAACACTTCGTCGAGTTCGTCGAGCCGCAGTACGACGACGAGGGGGCGCTGTTGCGCTTCCCGCTCGAGCTCATCACTCGGGAAGACATCCCCGGCCTGATGGAGGCGTGGATCGGCGGTTCGCCGGGGGAATAGCCCGCGTCGCCGCCCTGCTGGCCGAGCACGGCGGCGCGGTTGAAGCGGACCTCCTGCGCTACTACCAGGTGCACGTCGGTGACTTCCCATGGCCGCTGACGGCGCGTCAGGTACTCGTGCTGGTGTCCCAACTCCCAGACGACTCGGCGCTCATGCGGGCGGTCCACGGCGAGGAACAGGCCCAGTGGTCGCTGGACCGGCACCTCCTCGCGCGCATCGAAGAGGGCATCCGTGGGGTGCAGTACCAGATCGCGGTCATCTCTGGCGCGAAGAACCCGATCCCACCCGAGCCGATTCCACGGCCCGGAGTCCGTAGGTCACGGCCGCCACGGCCTGAGGTCGACCGGGCTCTGGTCAAGGAACGCCTCGCGGCACGGGGGGTGGTGATCCCCGACGAGCTCCTCCAGTGAAGGGCGGTGAGCGATGGCCGACGAAGTCACTGGGGTCGAGGTCGGCACCGCTTACGTCAGCGTCCTGCCCAACACCAAGGGGTTCCACAAGGCGATCGCTGGGGACGTCGACGACGCGTCTCGGCGAGCCGGCCAGTCCGGCGGTGAGGCTGCTGGCGGCGCGTTCGCCACCGGCTTCGGGAGGGCGGCACCGCTCATCGGTGGTGCGCTGGGCGGGCTGTTCGCTGCCGGCAAGGTCAAGCAGTTCCTCGGCGACTCGATCAATCAGGCATCAGACCTAGCCGAGTCGCAGTCGAAGGTCAACGTGGTCTTCGGCCAGAGCGCTTCGATGGTCGAGACGTGGTCGAAGAGCGCCTCCAGTGCGATGGTCATGTCGCAGCAGCAGGCCCTGGAGACCGCCGGCACGTACGGCAACCTGTTCACGGCCCTCGGGATGACGCAACGGGCCGCCTCTGACCTGTCGATGCAGGCGGTGCAGCTCGGGGCGGACCTCGCGAGCTTCAACAACGCGGACCCGACGGACACGCTGCTCGCGATCCGGTCGGCGCTCGTCGGCGAGTACGAGCCGATGCGGACGTACGGGTCGGCCTTGTCGATGGTTCGGGTGCAGCAGGAGGCGTTGAACGCTGGCCTGTGGGATGGGCATGGTGCTCTCACGGCGTCGGCGCAGGCTCAGGCCGTGTTCAACCTGCTGCTGCGGGACACGAAGAACGCGCAGGGAGACGTCGCCCGGACTGGCAGCGGCTACGCGAACACGCTGCGGGCGATCTCCGCGTCGTGGACTGATCTGCAGGCTGACGTCGGCAAGCAGATGCTCGCGTCGATCCAGTCCGTCAGCCAGGCTATTGGGGGTGCCGACGGCGTCAACGATCTGTTCGACGCGATGGGCGACAAGATTAGCCGCAACATCGGCCTCGCCGGCCAGCTCGTAACCGAGCTCGCCAAGGCCAAGGCGCTCCTGACTGACGGATCAGGTGACGGCGCCGGTGGCGGGCAGTCTTGGAGTCAGCAGGTGTGGGACCAGATCTTCGGGTTCTTCACCACGACGGGCCTCGAATTGCCCAACAGGGTGGGGGAGACGGGCCGGTTCATCGGGTCGATGTTCGTCCCGCCGTGGATGCGCGACGGGGCGTGGCAGACCGGCGCACCGAACGATCCCTTGGGGTTCTCCTCCGTCGACGACAGCGTGAAGGCGTTCAACACCGGCGGGGCGATGGCGGTGGCGCAGAAGCTGTTCAAGGAGACCGGTGACGCGGCCACGTTCACAGCGACCGGGATCGGCACGCTGCAGCAGGCGCTCGACCGGTTCGATGAGCGGGCCAAGTCTCGGCAGGCAGGAACGTCGGTCCGGGAGCAGTGGCGGTCCCTGAGTGGCATGGGTGAATCGAAGACGGTCAAGGTCGACGAGCTGAACCCGAAGTGGCGGCCGGGCTCGTCGGTGCCGAAGTTCGTGCAGAAGTCGAAGTCGGTGAAGATGCCGTTCGACCCGGACGTCGTGGGTGGCCGGTTCGCGTTCACGGCATCTGGTGATGCTGCCCGTGACTGGGCCGCGACGCTCGGGCAGCGCGTCCTGACGAAGGCTGAGAGCTACCAGGATCCTTTCAAGGCGCAGGCGTTCACCGAGCGGTGGCTCGACCGGCTCGGTGGGCAGTTCAAGGACTGGGGCATCCGCAACCCGTACAAGTACGCCAAGTCGTTCTTGCCCGACCCCGACATGTACAGGGCGTTGACCTCGCCGACGGGTCGCACCGCCGCGAACCGTGATCCGCTGAGCGGAGGGGACGTCTTCAACTTGAACAACACGACGGTCTACACGTCGCCGTCGGCGGACATGGTTGAGCGGCTCAAGCAGAACGCGCATCAGGCTCGGGCGTCTCGGGTGCCGCACGGAGCGTTGGGGCCGACTCGATGACGACGCTCGCGTTGGCGATCTATTCGGCCGTCGGGGACACCCTCATCGTGACGACGGACGATGGGTCCGAGGGCTACACGACGGACTACGAGCTCGAGACGTGGGATCCGCAGCCGCTGCCGATTGAGAACAGCTACGCGGAGTCTCAGTCCGTCGACGGCGGCGACGTGAGCACGTCGGTTCGCCGGATCGGGTCGTGCCTGCTCACCGTGCTGTGCCTGGGGGAGGACCTGGACGCCGCGTGGCTGAAGGCTGTGGCGCTCCAGCAGGTGCTGGAGGTCGATGACGGCACCGGGTGGGACGGCGACCCGACAGTGACCGTCGAGGAGGCCATCACCGCCCGGACGACCGTCACCCACAACTGCTTCCGGGCGTCCGCGGACATCGTTCGCGACCCGGTCATCATGGAGGGCTGGTCCGCGTTCCGGGTGACCGTGACGCTGCCCTGCAAGTCCCGCTCGTGGGTGCAGGCACCGTGATCATCCGCCGGTCCTGGACGTACGACGGGCCCACGCAGACGGCTAACGGGACGTGGAAGCTGACGCCCCTGTCGTGCACGACGGGGAAGTTCGGGACGTTCAGGGTCATCATCGGTGCGACGTGGAACACGCTCGTCGGTGATGACCCAGACGTCCCGCCGGCGCTCGACACCGAGGCCGCCGACTACACGCCGGGCGTGGACATCACAGAGGTCTCGGGAGTCCGGTCGCTGATCCAGTCAATGACGTGGGGCGAGCCGTACGGGGAGGTCGACGCGACGATCGAGCTGCCGCGGGTGCGTGAGTACGACGCACCCGACTGGCTCGTCGAGGGCGCGACCATCGACATCTACCGGGTAGTGCCCGACGCGGAGGCGGCGGCACTCGGGCTGGTTGAGCACCCGCAGTACGGCGGTTTCCTGGCCCCGCATTGGCATGGGTTCGTCGCCAGCATCCCGGTGTCCAGCGCTCGACGCGTCGAAGTTGGGACGACGTTGCGGTGCATGGGTGCGCTGGCGGGTGAGATCTCGCAGCGGGACCACCAGCCTCCGATGAAGTCGGCCTCCAGGGACGTGGGGCAGATCCTCCAGATGTCGCTGTCGCCGCAGGACTTCGCACGACCCTTCAACCGGTTCCTGTTCCGGTTCGACGCGGTGGTCACGGGCATCAACGTGCGTCGGCGTGGCTCCCGCGGACAGAAGATCGTCAACTACGTCGACGAGATCCTCGGGCTCGCGCAGGACGACGACGGCCAGTGGACTGTCAGCCGGGCGTTCGACGCTAACGGCTTGCCTCACGCCCGCTGGTACTACCTGAGGCGCAAGGGTGGCTCCTGGGCGACGGCCATCCAAGCCTCAACGTTCACCGTCGGCGGCTACGGCATCGACACGTCCGGCGTACGGGACCTCACCACGAACCCGAACGTCATCAACGGCGAGGGCGTCAACCCGCTCGTCAACGGCAAGGGCGGCGACCGCTACCGGAACGCGAAGTTCCCCGCCGACTTCCCGACCCAGCCGGCCTACCCTTCCCGCAGCAGTGGCCCGACCTACCCGGTCACGATGGGCGACGTCGACGGCGATTTCACGGCCACGGTCATCTCGCAGCTGCAGTACGCGCTGCGCCTCGGCTCCTACCCCGACGTCGAGATCACGGGCGAGTTCGACGTCGACACGGCGACCGCGCTGATCGAGCTGCAGACCGACGCAGGCGTGACGGTCACGGGCGAGATCGGGTCCGACGCCGACTGGGACACGGTTTGGGCGACATCCATCGAGCGCGGAGACATGGACGGTGGGTTCTTCCGGCCGTTCTCCGTGGTGCGCGAGGCGGAGCAGTTCCTGTTCGCGCCGAACGGGGCGCTCCTGGGCCCGAACCCGGACTATGACCGGCGGTTGCGGATCGAGCGGTTCATCGCGTTCGGGAAGGACATCCGGTTCAAGGATGCCCGCGTGTTCGCGCGGCGCCTGGCGCAGCAGTCCCTCGGGGGTGTGCCGTTCGTCGGGGACGTGAAGTTCACGTCCGACCCGGAGGAGATGTCCCGGTACCTGCTGCGGGAAGGCGGCTGGACTCGGGCGTCGGGGATGCGGGGCAACCTCGCTGACCTGTACGTCGCGGCGATCCGGCAAGAGCCCGAAGCACCCGGCTCGCCGGTCACGGTGACGGGCGCCGAACGGGCATGGGACCTGCTCGACCTGCAGACCCGGCACGCCCGGGACTACGAGGCGTTGCAGAGCCCGGTCGCGTCGTTCAAGAGCCTGCGGGACACCGAGACGAACCCGTACGGGAACGCGGTCGGCTGGGACAAGGAGTCCGGGGCGGGCCTGGTGCCGAAGTTCCACCACCCCGGCGGGCAGTGGGTCGTGGTGAAGATGCGGGCCGCGCAGCAAGGCCTGATCCAGGCCATGACGGTGAAGACGCGGAACGACCCGTGTGACCACGCGATCGCGATCTTCGGGAAGGAGATCGACGCGGACGGTGTCGCGGCGCTCGTCCCGGACCCGTTCGTCGAGGTCGAGCATTACGGGTCGCCGTTCAAGGACCCGGCGAACGATGACGCGCTGCAGGCGGCCGGGTTCATCAACGCGTGGGGGCAGCAGGGGTCACCGGGTGGCCGGTCCCCCGGGTCGGGGGTGGATGCGCCGATCACGGGCGACTCGATCGACGAGATGAACTGGCCGTTCGTGTCATGGGACGCTCCGGACGTGTGGGTCGCGTACTACGCGATCAGCGAGTGCGACATCACGTCCCGGTTCAAGGTCCAGCCCACGGACGAAGGCTGACGATGGCGCCCGTCGTGCAGCCGATCGTCGCGACGGGGCAGAACGTCGGGTACAGCGTGGTCGGGGCGGTCGCGCTGGCGAAGGTCGTCAGTGTCGACATCGACGTGGACGAGTTCCAGTGCTGGCGGCTGACCTCCAGCGGGGTTTCCATGCTCGCGTCGACGGCGTCTCCGGGTGGTGTCCCGGGTGCTGTTCACGCCTGCGAAGGGACGGCCGCGCTGTGGACGCCGTCAGCGGATCACCTCGCCGTGTTCACCGACGGTGCTCCGTGGACCGTCGAGGAGCAGACATTCAGCGGGTTGACGATCGACCGACTCCTCGTCGCGGGCGATCATGGCGAGGTCATCGCGGCGGACCACGACGGCGGCACGATCTACGGCCTGCCGCTGTCGGGTGCGTCCACGCCGTCCTGGTCGTGCTCCCTCGGCACCGGCGTCCTCGTCGGTGCACCTGCCGCGGGCCGGTGGCTGCGTCACTCCGGCACCCTGCCCGACGACGGCCTCGGGAACCCCGACACGTCCGCAGCCCAGACACTCGACCTGCTCGACGACACGGGGACCGTGCTCGACTCCGTGACGTTCACCGCTCCAGCCGGCGCATGGTCCGAGGACTCGTTCGGTGTCGACGTCGACCAGGGCGCGTCGATGATGTGCTGGGTCCAGACCGACCCCGCGACGATCGTCTACCTGGGCTCGACGTCGATCTTCGGTCCCGCGTTCGACGTCGAGTGGCGGCCGCTCACCTTCGACGCGGGCACGGACACGATCGCCTGGGCGGCCGCGGTCGGGTCGTGGACGCCGGACTGGGTCCAGTCATTCGGCGCCGCGTGGCACCCGTGGGCGTCCGCGTGGGGCGGGCAGCTCCTCGTCAGCTTCGTCCGGAACGGCTACGGGTGACACGGTGAGCAACCAGGTCGTCTACTGGCTCGACCCCGCCACCGGGGACCTCGCCGTCAGCGACGAGTTCTTCGGAGCCGGCGCTGGTGACCTGTTCGTCGCGTCCGACGCGCCAGCCGCCGAGTGGTCCGCCCGCCTCCAGCGTGCCCTGTCCGCCGCGGGCACCGAGGCATCGATCGTCGGCAGCGACGGCAGCAACACCACCGTGCTGCTCATCGCCGCGCCCGAGACCGTCCCCGGGCTGCGGGTGCGTCACCGCATCCCGCCCGAGCGGGTCCGCGGGCGGATCCCGCCCGAGCGTGTCCGTCAGGTCATCCCGTAACCCGCATCGAGATCGGAGCACCCCATGGCCAGGAAGCCACCCACGGTGAAGCCGGAGTACGAGGACCTCCTCCTCGAGCCGGCGGACCCGTCGATCAAGCAGGTCGGGCTGCAGTGCGGCCGACCCGCGTGCGCCTTCACCACCGTCGGGTGGGACACCGAGGAGCAGGCGCGGGCGCGGATGGTCGAGCACCACCGGGAGCACGAGACCGGTGAGCTGATGACGGAGCTGACCGAGTTCGAGAAGAGCGTCGGCTACGAGCGGAAGGGCACCTGAGCCGCTTCGAGGTAGTGGGCCAGGCGGAGCAGGGTGCCCGGTTCGTCATGCACCAGGCCGAGGGCCAGGTTGCAGTTGCGACAGAGGATGCCGCGAATACGCCCTGACTCGTGGCAGTGGTCGATGTGCGTCGACTTGCCGTCAGAGAGGTCTCGGTCGCACCCGGCGCACTTACCGCCTTGCTTCTCGGCTAGCGCCGCGAACTCCTCCTCGTTCAGTCCCCACGCGTACTTGAGGTTGCGTTCCCGGTGCTTACGTCGGTCGCCTCGGATCCAGTTCCGCGCATACTCGCGCACGCAGTCTCGACACTGGCTCATCGGCCGGCCGCTCTTTCGCCGGTGGAACTCGTTGACTGGCTTCGTCTCATTGCACTTCGTGCAGGTCCACAGCCCGTCGTCGCGTCCGCCGTTGATTTGCCTGTTCGCCTGGTAGCAGGACCGAGAGCAGAAGGACCGCCCGCGCCTGGCGTCCGACGGCAACTGCTCGAAGCGCTGGCGACAGCCAGCGCACACAGCCTCGACCCGAGGCCCTCGCGGCCGCCCGACCTTCTTCGCCACCGATTCCACGCGTTCGACATTAGCCAAGGAGACTGACACATGGCCGCCATCGTGAGCTCAGACATCGTCTGGTCCTACAGCGTGAAGACGGGATCTGCGGGCAACTCGACCGCGTCAAGCGCCGCCAACAGCCTCGGCAAGTACATCAGCACGTCGGCGTGGGCCGGCGGCTCCCCGAACGACCTGTTCGACGACATCACGGGCGCGGAGAACGCCGCGTCGACGGTGGACTACCGGTGCGTGTTCATCAAGAACACCAACGCGAACAACGACTACCAGAACGCGGTGGTCTACATCTCGTCGGAGGTCGCGGGCGGGGCGAGCATCGCGATCGCGATCGACAACACCGCGGCGTCCGCGGTGGGGTCCGCGTCGGCGCAGGCCGACCAGATCGCGACCGAGACGACTGCCCCGACCGGTGCCGGGTCGTTCTCGTCGCCGACGACGGCAGGCACGGGCCTGTCCCTGGGGACGCTGGCGAAGGTCGGCGGCAACTCCTGCCGCGCGATCTGGGTTCGGCGCACTGCGGCGAACAGCGCCGCCCTGTCCTCGGACGGCGTGACACTCGCCGTCTCCGGCGACACCGGCTCCCTGTAGAGCGGTCCAGCTCATGGGGTACGTGCAGGCGGACCGGGTCCAGGAGACGACGATCTCGGCGGGGACAGGCCCGGTCACGCTCGCCGGCGCGGTGTCGGGGTTCCGTCGCTTCCAGGACGTCATGTCGGTCGGCGACACCTGCTTCTACCTCATCATCGATCCCGCCACGAGCGCGTGGGAGACCGGTGTCGGGACGCTCAGCTCGACCACTGTGCTCGACCGGACGTCGAGGTTCGAATCGAGCACCGGGGCGGCGATATCGTTCGCCGCTGGGTCGAAGTTCGTCATGATGACCCAGCCCGCGAAGGCCAGCGTCACCGGCTTCGGCAGCGAGGGTGACTGGACGACCCTGGCCGGCGAGGACATCGAGTCCTACCGCGCATCCGACACCCCGATCGCGGCCCCCGCCTACATCCCCTACCGCTCTCGAGGGACCCCGAGCGCTCGCACAGCCGTGGTGAACGCGGACGCCCTCGCGTACCTGCTCTACCTGTCGGGCTACGACGGCACCGACTGGGTGCAGGGCGCGCAGATCCTCGCGTACGTCGACGGAACCGTGGCAGCGGGGAAGGTCCCGACCGCGCTCCAGTTCATGCTCATGGACGACACCGGCTCCCTCTGGTACCCGATACACGTGCGGGGCACGCAAGACGTCGTCGTCGACGGGATCTGGAAGAACCTGTGGGCGAACGGCATCTTCATCGACGGCTCCTGGAACGCCTACGGCGGCACGCTGAGCTACCCGACGGTCGCAGCGCTGCGGGAGAACTACTCCGTCTCCGGCACGGGCGCCACCGGGACCATCCACCTCGAGACGCTGGACCGGACGGCGAAGATCCTCACGGCGAACGGCACGGCCAACTTCACGATCAACATGCGCGGCAACAGCAGCTACACCCTCGACCAGACGCTGAGCGTCGGCGACGCGGTGAGCTTCCGCCTGCTGGCCCCGATGGGCACGACGGCCTACTACGCCTCCTCGATCACGGTCGACGGCGGCGCGGCGACGGTGAAGTGGGCGGGAGGCTCGGCGCCCGCCGGCGGTGTACCGAGCGCGCTCAACATCTACGACTTCCAGGTGATCAAGACCGCAGCGGCCACCTTCACGGTGCTCGGGCAGATGGGAGCGATGACGTGACCGGTCCGATGTCCCCGATCGGGACCGACGGCTTGTCACCGTTCTTCCTCGGCGCGGGCGGCAAGGCGGCCCTGTCGGCGCTGCGATGGAATCGGCTGGGCTCCGGCGCGTCCGCGATCGCCGCGGGGACGGACTTCTTTCCCAGCGCCCGGCCGATGATGAAGGCCGGACGGCTGTACCTGTTCTGGTACACGCTGATGTTCACGAAGAACACCGCCGGCACGGTCACGTTCCAGCTGAAGAACAGCGCAGCCGTCAACTTCACCGCCCTGGTCGCCGACATGCGGGTCATGCCCTTGGGTGGCGTGCTCGCCGCGCTCGGCAACGTCTCGAGCGTGTTGGCCTCGGCCGCGGCGACAGCGACGTTCACGGCCACGCAGTCACTCTCTGCGGCGAACCACCTCGCGAAGATCGAGGGCTACTGCATCCCAGCGTCGGATACTCGCCTGTCCGTCGCCCCGTCGGCCTACGGGGCTGGCACGATCACCACGATCAACGGATCGCTGCAGGCAATCGCTGACCTCGGCTCCGCTGGTGTCGGCGACTTCGCGTAGGCGCTAGTCCATGTGGGCCAACGCGCCATGGGCGACCGTCCCGTGGGCCTCCGACCTCCCGGCCTCCGGGCTGACGACGGTCGCCTCCACCCGGTCCACGACATGGGCCGTCGCCGCGGCCGTCACGTCCACGCGAGCAACGACGTGGACGACACAAGCCTCCGCGGTGAGCTCCCGGGCGTCCTCGTGGACGGTGCTCGCCGGCGTCGGCGCATCCAGCCGGTCGACGACGTGGGTCACGCGCGCTGCGGTCGTCGGAAGTCGCGCGACCAGCTGGACTGTCAGTGCCGCGGTCCTATCGACCCGGGCCACGACGTGGCTGACCGCGGCCGCAGTGCCGTCGACCAGGGCGACGACGTGGACGACCCGGGCCGCGATCGCGTCCACACGCGCGACGACCTGGCTGACCGCCGCCTCGATCGCCAGCAGCCGCCCGACCTCGTGGGCGGTCGGCCAGGCCGTCGTCTCGTCCCGGAGCACGACGTGGATCGTCGCCACGGCGGTCGTCGCGACCCGCGCGACGTCCTGGACTGTCGCAGGCGCCATCGTGTCCGCCCGGTCGACGTCGTGGGGTGTGCGCGCCGCAGTCACTAGCAGCAGGGCCACGACATGGAACACCGCCGGAGCAGTCACGGCGACCCGCGCCACCATCTGGGCGGTCCTCACCGCAGTCTCCCCAACCACCCGGTCGACGACCTGGGCCACGGCGGCCGCAGCCACGTCCTCCCGGACAACGTCCTGGACAGTGGCCGCGCGCGTCACATCGACCAGGTCGACGACCTGGGCCGTCTCGGCACCCGTCGCCAGCACGCGGGCCACGACCTGGGTGACCCGGCAAGCCGTCACCTGCACCCGCCCGACGACGTGGGTCACCCTCGCCACGGTCGCCTCGAGCACCCGAGCGACGACCTGGGCCACGCGCACCACCGTCACGGTGACCCGGTCGACGAGCTGGGCGGTGGCGGCCGCCGTGGCGTCTGCCCGGGCCACGTCATGGAACGTCGACGGGCCGATCGCCTCGACCCGAGCCACGACATGGGAGACCCGGCAGGCGGTCACCGCGCAGCGGGCCACGACATGGGCCGTGCTGGCCCCTGTGGCGACCTCGTCGCGGTCGACGACCTGGGCGACGCGGCAGGCCGTCACGGCCGCCAGGGCGACAACGTGGGGCGTCGGCGGCTACGTCCAGGCGACCCGCTCCACCACCTGGCACACGCTCACCACCACGGCAGCCGCCAGGGCGACGACCTGGCGCGTCCTCGCCGCGATCACCGGATCCCGGGCGACGTCTTGGGTGGTCGCCGGGGAGGTCACGTCCAACCGGTCGACCACGTGGACGGTGTCCGCGGCCGTCGTCGTCCCCATCAGCACGACGTGGGACGTCCTCGTCACGGTCACGCTCACCCGGGCTACGTCGTGGGCGGTCGCCGAGCCGGACGCGTCGCACGACATCACCGTGACCGCGGTGCTCCTGCCGCGCCGGTGGGCCGGACGGAACCTCGGCGACGCCTGGGCTGGCCAGCGGGCGGGCCAGCGGTGGGCCGGCGACGTCGACGCACAGCAGTGGGCCGGTGACCTGGACAGCGACCGATGGGAGGCGAGTCTGACGTGAGCTGCGACGAGCAGGAGATCCCGGAGTTCGAGCGGGAGAGCACCGAGTTCCTCGCGATCGCGGTGACGAAGGACAACGGCGACCCCATCGTGACCGGGGTCCTCGTCTGCTCCACGGGAAGCGAGGCCAGGCCCGACCCTGGTGACTGGGTCGCGGCAATGGAGCTCGACGGGAAGATCGGGCTGATGGTCGGACCCGACTGGGAGCCCGGCGCCTACCGCGCGTGGGCCAAGATCACCTCGACACCGGAGACCGTGGTCCTGGACTGCGGCCTCTTCCGGGTCGTCTGATGCACGTCCTCGCCGCGTTCTTCGACCTCGGCGACGACGGCATCGACCTCGGCGACATCGCGCTCATGGCCGCCTTCATCGGAGGGCTGCCCACCGTGATCCTCCTCGCTGTCCTCCGCCGCGAACGGACCCGCACCGCGAAGATCCGGGCAGCGGAGCGCGAGGCGATGAAGAAGGACATCGTCGACACCGTCATCGAACGGACCCAGCAGATCCAGAAGAACGCGAACGGCGGCCGGTCTCTCGGTGACGTCGCCGACCGTGTTGGCAAGGTCGAGTCCGCGGTCGCTGACGTTCGCGGCACCGTTGCCGGACTAGACGGCCGCCTTGACGTGATCGAAGGCCTGCTCCGCGCGATCGTCGGCGGACACCCCCGCACCGACCCGTAGCCCCCGCACGCCCCGCACACACCCTGCTCGACCATCCAGCGCTCACGGGAGGTCCCCGCATGTCCAAGATCATCCGCGCCGTCATCGCCTGGTTCGCGGACACCGCGAACCGCCGCTGGCTCTACACGTGCGTCGGGCCCGCGATGCTCCTGCTCGTCGGCCTCGGCTACGTCGCCCCCGAGCACGTCGAGGTGTGGCTGAACCTCGCGCAGGCCGTGCTCGGTCTGACCGCCTCGGTCGCGTCCGCGGTGAACGCGTCCGCTGCGTGGCGGCTGTGGCTGTACGGCGTCGCCGCGGCCGCGTCCCTCGCGCTCGTGGTGTTCAACGTCATCCCCTCCACGACGGCGTCCCTCAGCCTGGCGTTCCTCGCCGCGCTCCTGTCGACGACGCAGTCCAGCGTCGCGCTCGGCCACATGCCGAAGCCGCTCCCGGCCGGCCCGCAGGTCGAGGACGGCGGTCACTGATGCACGTCACCCCGGCGCGTCTGGTCAAGCACCTCGACGCCTACTCGGTTCCGTACCGCCTGGAGTCCGGCTACGACTCTGACCGGATCGACCCGTACCACGGGGCGAACGACATGCAGGGCGTCGTCCTGCACCACACTGCCGGCCGCGACTCCCTGAAGTTCTGCATGGGCGGCACCTACCCACCCACCCGGAACTGCCACTTCCTCGTCGCCCGCGACGGCACCGTCCACGTCCTCTCCGCCACCGGCGCCTACCACGCCGGCGCCGGCGGCCCCTGGACGTTCACCCGCACCATCACCATCCCGAAGGACCGCGGCAACTCCCGCCTCTACGGCATCGAGATCGAGTCCCTCGGGACGTCCGCCCGGATCGACGGCCAGGCCGACGGCATGACCGAGGCACAGGTCCAGTCCGTCGCCGTCCTATGCGCGGCCCTGCTCGACGCGATGATCCTCGGCCCCCGCAAGCTCCGCGTCGGCCGCGTCATCCGCCACCGCGACTGGGCACCCACCCGCAAGGTCGACACCCGCCAGGACCTCACGTGGTGGCGGGACGTCATCGCGATCGCCCGACGCGCCGGCCGCACCAAGGGCCGGCCGAAGGTCCTCGCCCAGGTCCGGGCCGCGATCACCGGGTTCATCGCCGAACACCGCAACGGCCACCTCTGACGACTGAGGTTTACGCCCGGCCCCGGCCGGGTAGGACCAGCACGGTCCCCCGACCCGCACAGCGCCCCTCCTGGCTTCGGCCAGGAGGGGCGCCTTTCGGCGTCTCAGGGCACGACTGTGACCTCGTCGACCAGGTCCGCGTTGATCGCGTACTCCCAGCCCGGCGCGCGCTCACCCGGCCGGGCCTTGGCCTTGATGACCCCGCCAGGCCAGCCGTTGACCCGCGCGGGGCAGGTGATCGTCCACGTCGCGCGCCTCTCCACCACGGTCAGGCGCGGCTCGCCGGCGGCGTCGGGGACGTGTTCGGACCGCTGGGACTCGACGAGCTCCGCCCGGGCGTTCGGGAACACGACGGTCGACGAGCTGGTGCGGACGGTGACCCTAGACATGGGGAGCCCTTTCGACGTACCGGCTCGACCCAGAAGCAGCAGGCTACCCGGCGGGACTGTCAGTCAGCCCGGGGGAGGGACTAGTCCTTGCCCACGACCTTCGTGGACGATCCCGTCCCACGGAACGTCACCCAGAGCAGCACCGCCGCTCCGACCAGCAGCAGCCCAGCTGGCACGAGGATCCACATGCTGGGGTGGTAGACCGCGCCCTGGTAGTGGCTGATCGCCATGACGGCGAGCACGACGGCGGCGGTGCTGCCGAGGACGGGCCAGACGTCGGAGTGAGCTGCGCGACCGATCCCCCAGCCGCCTCCGAGCACGACCGCGCCGGCGAAGGCCAGCATGAGTGGCGTCTCGGTGATGTCGTCGAGCATGACCTGGAGACCTAGAGCGGTGTCGCTCAGGCTGTCGTCGGCGCCACTGGCGGCCAGCATCGCGAGGGCGAACGGTGCAGCGATGATGGCGAGTAGGCCGACGACGAGCCAGATGGCCACGTTGCTACCCGAACTCGCCCGTGGAGGTGTCGCAGGAGGCGCCGTGCCTGCTGTCGCGGCTGCCCGGTCGCTCGTGCGCTCGGTCCACGCCGCACCATCGAAGTACCGGAGTCGGTGCGGACTCTCGGGGTCGTCGTACCAGCCCGGCGCCAGGGGGACGGCCGGTGGATCGATCACGAAAGCCGACGCTAGCGCGATCATGTGACGGGTGTCACCCGATGGGTGCATGCTGCTCCGCATGGCGCTGACCGACAGGGACCGGGAGATCCTGGACTTCGAGCGTCGGCGGTGGAAGTACGCAGGGGTGAAGGAGCAGGTCATTCGGGACACGTTCGACCTGTCGTCGACGCGGTACTACTACGCCCTGAACGCGCTGCTCGACGACCCTGAGGCGCTCGCCTACGACCCTGCCCTGGTCCGGCGGCTGCGCCGGATGCGCGCCCGGCGGAGGGCTGTTGACGGCCGGACGGCCGAGATGCAGCAGCAGCGCCGCATCTGA